GTTCGGCTGGCGTAACGCTAGCATTTTCTAGCGTTACTCAGAGCGAACGCTTAAAAGTTATCCACAGGCTTAGCGTTACTGTAGCCGAACGCTAAATGACCACCTAGCGTTCCCATAGCGAACACCCGCAAAATTATCGATAAACTCTATTATGTCAACCGCGAAAAAAGTTCTGCTCGTCTGATGAAAGGCCGGTAACATCTGACAAAACCACCTTGGCCCAAAGACCGAGAACCAAAATGAACGAAAACATCGGGGAAGTCGCCGCCATCCAAGAAGCGGCGCAGCAGGACGTTCGTGAAACAGAAGTGCAAGCGACCGATAGGCCGCCCGCACTCGATCACATGCCGCCCGGCCTGATGATGCGCTACATGGCGTGGCGTGATTAGCGAACCCGGCGCGCTCGGATGAAGCCGTTACACGTCATCGTGCTAACGGTGAATGTCGACTGAGCGACCGCGTAGACCGTCGTGGTGCTGGCGAGGCTGACGCGCACCGTCGGCGAGTTCTGAACCTGCGCAGCGCCGGCCGGGAAGCTGCTTGCGAGCTGCACATAGCCGCCCGTATTCGAGCCCGGCAGCGTGGCCGACGTCGTGTTGACGCCCGTTGACAGGATCGACGGCACGGTTGAGCCAGCCGGAACGAACGTGACAACCGCCGACACATCCCAATCGCCGGCCGGCAGGCTGATGCTGGTCGCATTGCCGGGCGTCGCCGTCGTCAGCGAGGTTCCTGCCGTCGAGTTCGTCAGATATTCGCCGACGATGCCCGATGCCGCGTTGTTGTTCGTCGCGGTGCCTGACACGTCTGCCGATGTCAGCAGCCGGAAAGCCGGATCTGCGCCGATGCCGCTACTGGCGAGCACCGTGCCGGCTGCGCCGATCGATGCCGCAGCGAATGCCGTGCCACCGCCCTGCCCGAGCACAACGCTATGTGCCGGGAATGAGTTCTGACCAGTGCCGCCGTTGACAACCTGGATCGCCGACGCCCCGAGCACAGCAGCGAGCGCGGCCGCCTGCGTCGTGGCGCCAGTGCCGCCGTGCGCAATATCGACGGTCGGAAGATCCGCCACCACGAGCGATCGGAAACTAGGCGCAGCAGAGCCGCCGCTAGTCGGACCGGCAAAGACGGTATTAGCCGTCTGCGTGGAGATCGCGCCCTGAAACGCCGTCACGGCTAATTGGACATCGCGCAAGCCGACCGGCTGCGTCGGGTCGTAGCAATGCAGGACGCCACCAGCCGGCGCGACTGACTCGGCGGGAAGCTGGTTAAGACTGATGGTATTTGCCATTTATTGCGCTCGTAAAAAGATCGTTTAACCGCGGTTGTCGGTGTTGATGCGCGGGTCTGCCTGTGCTTTCCCGCGGAAGAACGATGCGACACCGAGCACGGCGCCGATCGTCAGCGTCAGGTCGGTAGAGAGGGAAACCGGCTGCACATGGAACAGCGGCAGGACGAACAGCGAAATGATGTAGAAGCCGAACGTGAAGCCGATAAACGGGCGCCAGGTGTACGAAGGCCAGTGATCGGACTTCGCCTCGCTCTGCATCGTGTCGTTGACGTCGCCGATCGCGTCAGAACCGGCCTTAATGCTCGCCTGCTCGGTTGCCGCGGCAATCTGCGCCATCTGAACCTTGAAGTCGTTGTCGGCCTTCTGAAGCGCTGCAATGGCGTCCGGAGACAGACCGGCTTGAATCGCCTGCGTCACCTGGTCGGACGTGCCGTCCTGATGCCCGAGCACCGCGCTACTCACCGCGCGCAATGCGGCGCCCGCGACCATGCCGGCCGGGCCGCCTACGACAGACAGAGCCGTCGCCAATGTCGGCGCAACGCCGCCGAGAATCGACTTCCAATCCATGTCAGACCCCTTTGCGCATCATGTCGGCGAGGCGTTGCGCCCTGCCCTTTACTTGAGTGGCCCACGTCGAGTTGAGCAGTTCATTCGCGGAGACGTCGTATTTGCCCTGGCGAGCCGCCGTGAGCGCTTTCACGAACCCGAGCAGGCGCGTTATCCCCATGTTGAAACAAAGGTTTGCTATGACACGCTGACGCACGTCGTTAAGATCACGCCACCACTGCAGGTTGCGGTCGAGATCGTGGAATACGTCTTCAAGGTCATCGCCGAGCAGCGAATTGACCTGCGTGTCGTTCAGCGGAGGCTTCCACCCAATCGTGAGTGGCTTGCTATCCATGTTGTGACCCACGCCGATAGTCCAATTTGGCGGATTTGCCGTATCCAGATACGGCAGATACCGAACGCCTTCATCGCGTCGCAGCTCGGCGATCAGCGTTTGAAGATTTTGGTTATTCATTGACGGGCTTTCCCCTCTTCAGCCGCTTTATGGCCGAATACAGTTGCACTGCGGTATATGCGATAGACAGCACGAGCAGCATTCGCGGAAAATTGACGTCACCCCAGGCCAGCGCGGTGACGATCCATGAGGGCGTGGTCTTTACCACCGACCCGATTACTGCGGATGCTTCTGATTGCATCGGTTTCCCCGAAAAGAAAGCCGCCTCTGTGGGCGGCTTGGGTTTATGCCTTCTGGCTGAGGTCTTGTTCGATCGCATCGATCGTTTCAAGCGCGGAATACAGGCCCAGCAGGCTCTTTTCGGCCTCCTCCTTCATTCGCACGCCGTCAGCCAAAAGCGACTTGGCTTGCGAAATCTGGTTGTTCAAAAATGCGCGTCGTTCGTTGAAATTCATGTCTTATCCTTAGAATGCGTGATCGGCTGCTGCAAGGTCGAAGTAGCCGCGCCGGTCGTACGTCGAGCCGTTATAGACCCACAGTTCGATAGCGTTGGTCGCCACGTTGAACTGCATAAAGGCAAAGCTGCCGAAGCCCAGCCGCTGATCGCGCATGTGAATTGCGCATTGATTCGGGCCGGTGCCATACGAAGCAGCGGCCTTCAGTCCGACGTCGAGCCCAATGCCGCCCGGCGTGATGCCGGTTCCATCGGTCGATGCGCCATACTTGAAGTTGATAAGCGTCTGCGGCTGCGCCTGAATGTCGATGCCGATGTGATCGACAGAGAACGTTTTCATGTAAATGCCGGTGCGCCACTGGTTGGCAACGCTGCCGCTGGCAATGCCATGCGCGAAAGTGTTCTTGTTCGGGCCGAACGAGATATTCCAGACACCGCACGTAAAGGGCGCAGTCGTCGGGAATGTGTCGTTGTAGGTGTAATCGCTGCCCGAATAGTTGTATGTGTCGACTTCGAAGCCGGTAGCCGTCACAGCGTGGTTGTGCGCCCATGCCTCCGTGTACAAGCCCCACACCGCGCCGCTGCTCACGCCATGCGCCGACGATGCCAGCCCGACCGATTGCGCCGCGCCGCTGGTCGACTGGTCCTCAAGGTAGAAGTACCCGCCATAGAGCCAGCCAGTGCCGCCCGGAAGCCGCTTGTGCGTGACGTAGAGCGCCGGGATCAGGTTCGCCGCGGTGTCGCCTGACACCGACTTGTCGACGCGCTGAATGTAGGCGGTCGGCGTCGTGCCGTCCGTGGTCGGATTGGCCGCCGTGCCATGCCACACGGACATGCGCTTGCTGACGTTCGGCGTTGCGTTGTACGTCATCGACGACGCTTGATGCGCGAGCGTGCCAGTGCCAGAGAGCGATGCGCCGCCCGAGAACTGCCAATTGATCGTGCCGGGCCCGGCCGTCACGTTCGTATTCAACAGATACGTGCCGTCAGGGATGAACACGTTAAGCACGGTGCCGGCCGCGCATGCGTTCTCGGCGGCCTGGAATGCGGGACTATCGTTCGTCGCGCCATCACCCTTCGCGCCGAAATCCTTGATGCTGATCCGCTCGGCGTTCTTCTGGTGCTGGTTGCGCGATACGGCGCCGGAATACGGCTGCTTGACCGCGACCAGCGCATCGCCATTGCCGACAAGCGACGGATCGGCGAGGTTCGACTGAAACAGCACGAAACCCGAGTCGGCCGACTGTACGACCTGATCCCAAATCGTCACGCCCGCGGAGTTCTGCACCACTTGGCGGAACGAGCCCGATCCCCAAATGACCGCCTGGCCGTTGGAGTCGAGCACGACCGGGTTCGTGTTCGGGACAGTGCCGGACGAGTCCTGATACGTGTTGACCGGGTTCGTCGTGCCGGGCGCGTAGTAAAACACTTGACCACCGGCCAGTGGCGCCCCGTTGCTGTCGATGAACTGGGATTTCCCCAAAGGCAAAATTTGCATGTGGCCTCAAAAACAAAAAGGCCGCACAATGGCGGCCTAGAATGAGAAAAGCCCGCACTGTGGCGGGCTTAAGGGGATGTCAATGAATAGCGATCAGTTTTGGCGAATGATCTTTACGACCGCCTGCATTGCGGCGCTCTCAGTCGCATACCCGAAACTCAAGGCCATATTCCTACTGGCCTGTGAGCGCTCGGAGGAGCGCATTGGACGCCGGCGCGGCGATTGGGACCCCGTAGCGCGTAAGCGCATTCCCTACTGGTGCCGCGAACGCGGGACGCGAAGTAAGTAACGCTTGCGCGGCCTTCTGGCCCGCTGCGGTGTACGGCAAAGCGCCCGCACCTATCGCCGCAGCAAGCGGAGCGGTGTAGGCGGGGACGAACGCATGACCGAGTGCAGCCGGGCCCATGAGAGCCAGCAGCGATCGGCCGGGCGTCCCTGAGTCGGGATACTTAGACCCCAGCACAGACTGGCCGGCGCTCGAAAAGTCCTGCATCAGCGCATTGCCTGTTGCAGTCGCGCCCTTGCCTGCCGACTTGTCCGCGCCTCGCACGGCATTGTTAAGTTGCGCCGCCGTAAATACGCCATCATTGTTCATCGCCCCCTGCGACCCGGCCGCGCCACGCAGCCGCACAAAATTTGCGTAAGCTGCATTCGCCTTCGTCAGATCCTGTACGGCATCGGCGGCGTTGTTCCGCGGCAACGACGATTCAACGATGTTCTTGATTTCGCCGATCGCCTGCCCGAGCTGCTGATTGTCGAATGAAGGATCGCCAGTGAGCCCGCGCGAGATACGGCCGAGTTCGCTTTGCACCCCCTTGAGCGTGGCGCCGTCCATCGTGCCCTGCGGCGACAGCTTGCCGGCAACCTGCGTTTTCAGGACGTTCATGAACTGCTGCTGCTGCGCAGCCGGCAACGACTGCGCCATCTGCGTGAGGTTGCCGAGGTCTGATTGAAACTGTGCATCCGGCTTGAACGTCAGTTTCGACAGCGCGCCGTCGTAGGCGTCACTGATGGTCTTTTGAACCGCCGCCACGCCTTCATTGCCGACAGGCCCGGAATACTTCTGGCCGAGCGGCGCAAGAACCTGATCGTATGTCGCCTTGTTGAAGCCCTGCACCGCACGCTGCTGGCCGTTCTTTATCATGTCGCCGAGAAACGGCACGCTCGTCAGCTTCGCCTCGGTGCGCGCTGCTGCGCCGCCGAGAATCTGGCCGGGCGTCAACGGAACGCCCGCATCGAGCAGCTTGCGTTGCGCCGCGCCAATCGTCGGCGATACCGCGCTTCCGATAGCGCTGACTAGCGGGTTAGCAACGGCGCCGACTGCTGCGCTCGTTCCGACCTGCGAAGCCTTCTGTTGCGCGTAAGTGTCGCCCGCATTCGTGACTGGAGTAAGCAAGCCGCTTGCGGCGCCCGACAAAGCGCCGGCGCCAGCCTTGGCAAGCAAGCCGCCGCCAGCGCCGGCCGGAAGCGCCATCAGCGGAGCGCTGCCAATAACGTTGCCAGCCGCCCGGCCGAGGTCAATGCCGGAGCCGCCCTGCGCCGCGCGCTGCTGCGCATACTGCGCGTCTTGAGACTGAATCGTCTGATCGACTTGCGGGACCGCGGCGTTAATGTCCTTTGCGAACTGTGAATCCGGCGCGATCTTATCGGCGAGCCATGCGCCGCCGTGAACCATCGATTGAACGCCGCCCTTGATGACGTCGCCAATACCCATCGTCACGGAACCCGGCGTTTTCCATTGCCCGCCTTGCGGTGCGGCCGGCGCAGATGGCGAGGGCGCGGCCGGCGCATCCTTAGCCGACATGACGCTATTTGCCATGTCGAGCAAAGGATCGCCGGTAGGCTTGGCGGCCGATCCGGCAGCCGTCGAGACGGCTTTGCCAGATTGCACCGCGTTCGCCATATCGAGCAGCGGATCTGCCATTTAAAATGCTCCCAAGGCTTTCATTGCCTGATAGTCCTTCGTCCACTGCTTCAAATGGCCCGATGCCTTCAGCTTCTGCATTGCCGCCTGCTGATCTTCCGGCGAGCCAAGCGAGCGGATATACGACACGTCAGGGTTAAACGACTGGTTCCACTTCGCCTCAAACTGCGGCAGCGCGGCCGTGCTGTTGCCGTTCTGAGCGAGGAAATTGGTCGTCGCCTGCTGGCGGTCGAGAACCGCTTGCTGCAGCCCCTTGACGTGGTTGATCGAATCAAGCAGCGCCGGGCCGTTCATGTTGTTCGGATCGGGCTGCCCTGCCTTCGCTGCGGCAAGGCGAGAATCGCTGCCCGACAGCCCGAGCGATGCCGCCGCTTGGTCGGCCGCGCTGTTCAGGTAGTTGGCGAGAAGCTGATTGTTCTTCACCGCATCTGTACCGGCCTGAATGCCGAACGTATTGAGCAGAGCCGGGACATTGAGCGCAGCATTCGCGCCCTTGCCCGCGATCGTGCTCTTGAGCGCTTGCGCTGCGAGGTCGTATGTCTGCATGAGCGGCTTTGCCTGCTGTGCCGCCTGTTGCAGTGCGCCGTAACGCTTTCCTGCATCGTCCGCGACACCTGATGCGCCCATCGGCGTACCGGTTGCCACGAAGTGAGCCGGGCCACCAGCCGGCGCGGCCTGGCCGGGCATCGGCACGGCCTGCCCTGCGCCTTGCTGGTTCGCGGCAGTCGGCAGCGGAGGCACGTTGATCTGCGGCGTTCCTGCGCCACTGACGCCGTTGCCCCACATTTCGCCGCGCGGAACGACGCCTGGCGTGTTGTTCGGACCCATGACGCCGACGGGTGACGTTGCGGATTCCGGCGTCAGTTGGTTCTGGACCGACGTCCCGATGATCCCCGGATTCGAGATCGCGTTCGTATCAAGGTATCGCTTCGTCATACCGTCGTCGACCAGCGTCGGCGTAGGCGTCATCGACTTAAGCTGCGATCCTGCATCTTGCAGCGATGCCAGTGCGCTGTTGCGCCATGCCGCGCGCCCCGCGGGGTCCTGCGGGATGGTCGACAGTTCGTGAATGACCATCTGCGGGTCAACGCCGAACTGGTTCACGAGCTGGTGCCCGAGATCCATCGCGTGTGCCGCGAACTGCGGGTCTTGCGGGTCAAGCGAGCCAAGGCGCTGCGTCACCGTGCCGAACATCTTTTTGGCGTTGTCGATCTTGTCGTTGCTCAGGCCAATAGACCCGCGGTCCAGCGTCTGCTGCGCTTGCTGTGCATCGAGAATGCTCTTGTTAATTTGCGGCAGGTTGTACCCGACACCGCTTCCCGCCATGATCGACCGGAACTTGTTGTAATCGGTATTTCCGCTTGCATCCGTCGCCTGCTTGAACGCGTCTGAGGCGGCGTTGTTGGCGTCCAGCTGTTGTTGCGCAGCGAGCCCATTGGCGTTATAGGCGCGGTACTGCGCGACCTGAAGCGCCGTTTGAAGCGGATTCATCGGCGCGGGCGCGTTCGCGTTTAGTGCGATCGAGGTATCGAGGGGCATCGTTAGACCGTGAAGTAGTTCGGGTTACCTGCCGACGTCGTGCCGTAAGTCGGATTTGCAGCAGCCGCCGCGCTGCCCGCATTGTTCTGAGACAGGCCGTACAGCATCGCGCTATTGCCCACACCGTTTAGCGCGCTCGTCAGAGCATTGGCGCCGCCAACGGTGCCCGAGGCGGCCGCGTTCGCCGCGCTCGTCAGCATGTTCCCCTGGTTGGTCGCCGCCTGTTGTCCAAGGCTGCCCGTCTGTGCCGCCGAGTTCTGGCCCATCGATACCACGCCGGAAAGCCGGCTGATCTGGTTGCCAAGCGTCGACTGGTTCGTGTTGTACTGGCCGAGCGCGCTGTTGTAGTTCGTGTTGTAGGCCGACTGCGACGTGTTGAAGTTCGTGTTATAGCTTTGCAGCGCACGATTGAACACGTCGTTATAGGTCGAGTCAGCAAGGCCGGTCGCGTAGTTCGCCGCGCCTTTGAGCGCCGCGCCTGACGTGCCGAGCCCGCGAGCCGCAGCGCTGTTCTGCGTCGACTTAAGCCCCTGATCGAGCGTGAACTGATAGCCCGGCGTAGCCTGCGCTTGCGCTGCGGTCGGAGCGGTGAACGCTGCCGGCGCATTGAACTTGTCGTAATAGAAGCCCTGCGTGAGCGCTGGGTTGTTCAGCAGCGATTGCAGGCTCGTGATGTTGTTCTTGCCGAAATCGGTGAACGGCTGAAGGTCCGTGCGCGTCTGCTGGTATTGCTGGTTTTGCAGATCGGCGGCGTATTTCGCGGCATCTGACTGCGTATTGGCCGCGCTCTTGCTCGCGCTCGCGCCGGCAATGCCGCCCACCAAGCTGCCGACGCCGCTTACGATGCTTCCGATAAGACTCATGTTTGCCTCGAATATGCAAATTGTTTGCAGCGCATTAAGATCGCTCCGCCCCGAATCTCGACTGGCTTGAACCCGAGCCGCTTGCAGAAGCGCATGCTTTTCTCATTGCCGATTTCAACGAGCGTTTCGGCATAGCCGAATTCGTCAATCGTGCGTTGAAGGTGCTGGATCAAATGACCGCGGATGCTGCTCTGTGGGTCGGAGAAGAAAACGATGTGTACTTCGGGACCGCGCTGCGCGACTGCGCCAACCTCTGCGCCGGATGACAGCAGCGGATGGATTAGCCATCCCTCAAAGTGCCGTCTGAAGTCATCCCACGCAATGCCATGTCGCGCCGCGTCGACGCACTCATACATTCGCCGCAGCATGCGTTAGACGCTCTCCGCGCCGGAAACCGTGCAAGTGACGCCCAAGCCGGTAGCCCAAAGCATCATTCCCGGAACGAGCTTGTGATTGATTAGGTTCGGCACTTGAATGGACTGGCCGGCCGGCGCGACGATCGATTCGACCGTCGTTGCGTCCGTTTCCGATCCGCTGACCGGGACAATGTAGAACTTGACCGTTACAGGCGCACCGGTCGGGTTCCAAAGGTTCGCCGCTTGGATCGTCGCGTAAGTGTTCGTCGGCGCCGCGTAGAGTTGCGAAGGCGATGCCGCCAGGACCGATTGAGCGAGTTGTTTCCAGGTAATCATGATTTCCCTATTACGAGTACGGTGCCGCTGATCGGCGGAGGCGGCTGCAGCCCTGCGATGGTCTGCTCTAGCGCTGTGATGCGCGCTCGCAGATCGGCGTTCTGCTGGCTTGCCGAATTGCTGGCTACCAATTCCTCTAGAGCAGCGATCCGAGCCAGCAGCGCGGCGTCTGGATGGCTCACGAAGCCGTTATCCAGCAGTAGCGCGTTCGCGCCGTCAGTGGAGCCCGGAACAACGCCCGAGATCGCGCCGCTTCGGTTGAATAGCGACAACACGAGCGGCAACCAAACGGGCGTGATTCGCCCTGTCTTTGGGTCGGTGAACGGCGCCCCAACATCGGGGAAGTTTTGTGCGCTCATGTTCTGGCCGGTGATGCGTCAACAAACGCGCCGTTGAGTGCTGTCTTGACCGGCGCGGACCATGAAAGCTCGAATACCCGGTCGCGCGAATAGCCGAGCCGCTGAAACTGGATCGACGTCAGGAACTCGCCCGTCTTGCCGAGGCTCGACATAACAGGGTTGCCCCACGATTGCCCGCGGTCGTCGCTCCACCGCAGCCATACCATTGGCGGCCGGGCGTCAGGAACAAGCGCGGCCTGCTCTGCGATGAAGCTGCTCACCTGATCGGCTGTGACGACCGTTGCGCCGCCGTCCGTCGTCAGCAATGGCGACGAATACTGCGTGAGCATGACCGGCTGATATGTGTTGCCGACTTCCATATCCGCGATGAACTGGCGGAACATGACACGGTTGCCGTCTTTGCCGGCGATATGCGGGAAACTGCGGATGCGGATCATTGCCGCGCCGTTGTCGGTATAGGCGTTCGGATCGAGCGCGTACACCTGGCCCGTTTGCCAGTCGCCAACGAGGTTTTGACCGCCATAGAACGAATGGCAGTTCATACGATGGCGCGACAGGCTGCCGTCCGCTTCGAGATACGCGCGCTGATGCCACATGCCGGACGCCAGATCGAAGCACCATGTCTTATTGGCGGTCGGAAAGGTCAGCACATAGAAGGCATGGCCTTCCTGCAAGTACGAAAAGCCGATCGCGTCATCGGTCCGGCTGTAAGTGCTGAATTCATGCGCGAGCGCAGGCGTTGAAATCGGCTCGGCGCCGTAGTTCTTGCCAGCGAATACGACGTCCTGCCCCTGCAGATCTTTCCCGAGCCAGAACAGCGCCAGGTCGATCTTTGCAACAGAGTGTTTCGCCGCACAGCCGTGCTCGATGAACACGCCAGGCATGCGCCCAAACGTGAAGTCGGAAGCGCCGGTGTTGTACCAGACCTCAGTTGTCAACTCGCCAAACAGCCAAACTTCGCGGTGCATCACGGCGAGCGTTACAAGGTTGTCCGAATACGTCGATTTCGACGCGATGTCGAGCGGATCGAACGTGATGTCGTTGAACTTCGAGATGTAGAACTGCTGCGAATTCGGCTTATTGAACACGAAATAGCCGTCGACGTATCCGACCGCATCAGCGCCATAGAACGCCGGGTCAGTTACTGCCGACATCTTGTTCTGCGTGATGTCGACCGTAAATCCAACGCTCGTTCCATCCACCACAAACGCCTGCGTGCCGTTATCCACCATCGCCACCGGGCCGCTTGACGTCGAGAGCGCGCCGAGCAGGTTGTATGTCAGCGAGGCGTCGACAAAGTACAGATTCGAGCCGACGACTTCGTATCGGTTGCCATTGCTGGCGGTGTAGATGCAGCGGCTTTCGGCCACGATCGGCGGCGTCGATGCGAGCGTGAGACCCGGCGTCGGGTAATGCGTCGTCGGCGATGGAGAGTCTTGCGGGTTCGACTCGACGTACAGGTTCACGCAGCGCTGCGCGTTGGCAATTACGCTGCGCGCCATGTATGCGCCGGACGTGAGCGGGATTCGCATTTATTTTTACCTAGTAAGGGCGGTCCGCATAAATATTGAACCGCTGTTTCGAGCCGAGCCCGCGCGGCATCGTCATGGCTTGGATGCTCGTGTTCATTCGCTTCACGATGCGCTTGGCGTTCACCGCAAGGCCGATCAGCGTGCGCTGCGGGTCGATCTGATACGACGGGGCCAGAAACATCGCCAGGTTGTAGCGAATCGCCGTCATGTACTCAGGCGGCAGGTTGATGACCGTTGCCGGCGTGGCGAACTGCGGCAGCGCTTCCATCGTCACGATGTGCAGCTCGAACGTGTTGTTCGGAACCGGGTAGAAAATCAGGTTGCCGAGCGGATATGCCGGGTCGTAATACGCATACGACGGGAAGGATTGCAGCGCCTTCAGAGCGATGCGCGCATAGTCCTCGCGCGCGTCGATGATCGTCACCGGGTAATCGATCGGCGTTGCGCTGCCCGCGTTCAGGCGCGCATATGCCGCATTGATCGCAATCGGCCGCTGAATGTTGAAATTGCCGCCTGTGCCGACGGTGTAGGACTGCGCGCCGGTCGACGGGATGGCGGTATCCACCAGGTGATAGACGCTCAGGCGTTCGCCCTGCCACTGACCGAGCATCATGTTCAGCGTAGCGAGCGCGTCCGCAGTGTCGTCGGCAGAGATCGACTGCCCGATGCCGAGCGCGCCGATGTCTTTCAACGCAAGCGTAATGAGATCAAGCGCGGTCGTAGCCATCAAGCAGCCTCAAGTGCGGCCCGAATCTTGTCGTCGGACCAACGTTTATCGATCTTCACGCCCTTTTCGGCGGCGATCTGGATCAGTGCTTCGCGCTCGTCCTCGCTATCGGAGCCGAGCAGCGCTGCTTCTTCTTCAGCCGATTGCACAAGCTGGTCGCCGATCCACTTTGGATAAGCGACAAATTCGGGGGATTCTTCGCGCGGCACAGGCGGCACGTATGCGGGCACGATCCATCCATCGCCGAGCGCGGCCTGTTCGTCGGCGCTGTTGACGATCTTCTGCGCGCCATCGGGGCCAGTGACCCACTTCGGAAACTCTTCGTATGCCATCGAGCCCTCAGAATGAAAAAACCCCTCCGAAGAGGGGTTCGATTGCTGGATCAGCGGCATGCTTACCTAATGATTTTGGTAGCCAATTCCGGGTAAATCGCGCTATAGCCGTACAAGACATCAATTCGACACGGCACCGTATCCGTGCCGATCGCGTACTGGCGGCTGATACGCATCGAAATGCCCTTGTGCATGCGGCGAGCGCCCCATGCGCCGTACTGCGCGACATCTTCCAAGTCAGCCGTCACGAGCGTGAAAGCATCCTTGTGATAGCCGAGGTTCGCGCTGTATTGCGTCGATGCAACGACGTCCCACGTCACCACGGCCGCGTTCGCCGGGCCAGCCGAAACCGTCTGATACTGCTGGTTCGATGCCGCGGTGTTGATCGCCGGGAAGATCGCGAGCGTTGCGTTGCCCGAGCCGTCGGCCGTTGCGTCAGCCGTCACGACGAACTGGCGCAACACGCCGGTCGTCTGGCGGTTCTGCGGGTTGACGCCGAACACGCCCGCGATCGTGAACACATCGCCCTTCTTGACCGTGGCAGCAGCGCCCAGGCCCGTCACGAGCAGCGACGAACCGGTTTGACCTGCGCCGGAAACGGTGCCGTTGGTGCGCGTGCCAGTCGTGAACACGTTCACGTTCTGATCCATGCCGATGTCGAAGCCGAGGCCTGACGGCGAGAAGATGCCCGACTCATACTGCGCGCCGACCTTGTTCGACGGGTTGAACAGGCCAGCAGCAGCCTTGACCATCGAGCCGTTCGTCGCCGGATCCCACACGACGGTGCGCTGACCATCGCGCGGCGCCGCTTCGTTATCGAGCTTGACGCCCGCATTCAGCAGAACCGAGATGTCGTTCGGCGTGGTGCCGACCGTGCCGATGCTGTTTGCAACGTTGCCCGCGAGCGCGAGGCCGTCGAAGTCGATTTTGTTGGCGATCGTCGCCATTGCCGGCTTGATGTAGCGATCGGCGAATTCGTCGACAACCAGCGTCAGTTCTTGCGAGCTGAACGTGAAGTCAACGTGAAACTGAGTCGTCAGCGTGATCGGAACCGAAGTTTCGTTCACGTTTTCGAGGTTCAGTGCCGGGCCGGTCGTACCGACAAAGCGGTTCGGCTTACGTGCGTTGACGGTCGAGCCGATCTTCGCGCCGCTGACAGCGAATTCCTTGCTGTATTCGCGGTTGATGCGCGAGGAGAACGTCAGGTTGTTCTCAAGAATCATCAGCGATTCGTCGAGAATCTTGGTCGGGGTGAGAAGCGTATTTGCCATTTATCAGCCTTTGTTTCGTTTCTTCCAGGCGATGTACTCGGCCGTCGACCCGAACTCAGCGGGCTCGACTGGCGCGGACTTCCCGCCAACCGGGGTAATCGGTGCGGGCGCCTTGGAAACTTGTTTCGGGGGAGTGGCTTGACCGACCTTCGCCTCAAGGCGGGCCAGTTCAAGCGCCATGCGCAACGGGGGGAGAGACAACAGACGTTCAGCGGCTTCGGGGTCTTGGCCGAGTGCGTGAAGCACCTTGTGGCCGTGATCCATCGCAGTGACGGCTTCCAGGAAGTCAGGCGATGCGCCGCCTAGCATCTGGAACGTGCGAAGCGACGAATCCCATTCGCGGCCGTACTCAGTCGCGCCAGACTCGAAAACCTTGTTGCAGTCGGCGTCGAACTTTTCTTGCTGAATGAGCTTCTTCGCCTCGGCGCGGATCTGGTCAGGCGTCATCGGCTGGCCGTTGTTCTGCTCGGCTGGCGGTTGACCCTGGCTGTATCGCGCTTCTGCGTCTGCTGCGCGTCGAAGTGCCTCGTGTTTCTCGCGCGTAAGCTGGTCGATACGCCGTTGGACCCAGTCACTTTTGGGCTTTTCCTGCTGCGGCTGCTCGACTGCTGCTGCGGTTTGCTCGGCGCCCGGTTCCGTGCTTACTTCTGCGGGCTGTTGCGCCTGTTCCTGCTCCGTAGGCGTGACGTTTTCTTGTTGCGGTGCTGCGTTTTCTTCGATTTGCATGGACGAGTCCAAGGATTTAGCCCGGTGATGCCGCGCCGGTACGGTGGTTAATGCGAATTCGGTTTAGCGCTGGCCGCCGATGATGTATTGCTCTGCCGTCGGCACAATCGGGCTGCCGGTCGTGTTCACGAACTGGATCGCCAGCGTGTTTGCCGCGGACACGCGCACGTTGCCGATCGACAGGCCGGTCTGGTGCGACGCCTTGTTGATGTCGATCGAGTCGCCGAGCTGCAAGCCGGGGACGGCGAACGTCTGCTCAGCGCTGGTGTTGGCGCCGACCGATGCGGGCGTGAGGGTTTGGCGGATGACGAACAGCGTGCTTACGGGCGTCGCGTTCGACGCGTCCTGCAAAATTCCGATGTAGCCGGGCATTCTTGTTCCTTATTGAGCGGGCAAAGAAAAACCCGCACTAGGCGGGCTCGGTTGTTGTTGCATCTGCTGCGATGGGTCAGGCGGTGGTTCGCCTTGCGGCGCACCTTCCGGCGAGCCGGTCTGCATCATCTGCATGACGACTTGCGTTGCGACGTGCGCCACGACTTGAGGATCGAGCGGCTGGCCGAGCGCTTGCAGGCGCTTGGTTTCGCTGTCGTAGGCTTTGATGCTGATTTCCTGCGCATCACTGCCCTGCTTCGCGTTCTGCAGTTCCTGCGTCAAGTGCTCGATCATCTGGCCCATCTGCTGCATCTTCTGCTGCATGTCCTGCTCTTGCGGGCTCGGACCTTCGCCCAAGATCGCCGGAGAGATCGTGCGATGCAGACGTTCAGCCACTTCATCAGCCATCGGGAAGTCAGCAGCCTTGAACAGCAGGTCGCCGGCAACCTTCATCAGTTCCTGATCCTGGCTCATGATCTGCGTGAGCGCGTTGAACGCTTCCTGCCTGCGCGTCTCGTAGTTCGGGCCGACTTCGACCGTCACGTCATAGCGGCCGATGCCAGGGTTGTAGATCAGCGCGACGTCCTTCAGGTGATCGCGCTCGCTCTCAGGCGGCGCCGGCTGTCCGTCAGGCAATCCGACCGGGTGTTGCTGATCCGGGTTGAACTGCGCAAATGTCTCCGTGCCGTCCTCGCCGATGATGCGGATCACGCGCTGCGTGTCGTAAATCTTCGGGATAAGGTCAATCAGGATGCGGCCGGTGTAGCGAATTGCTCGAGCAACGTTGTCGATGAAGTGATACGTTGCACGGTCGCCCTGCCGTTGCCGCGCCTGAATGGCGACGCCTGCCTGAGCGTTCGACTGCTGGCCGAACTGCTCCTGATATTGGCCGGTCGTCATCATCAGTTCTTGCTGCGCCGTCTGCATGCCTTGCAGGTACGCAGAAGCCCCTACAGGCGGTTGCTCGCGCTGCGGACGATCGATAGGCTGCCCCGACTCGTCGTAGGCGTTGTAGGGCAGATACGGCAGGTTGTCTTTGTTCGCGTTCGCCCATTCGCTTTCGAATCCCTCGAAGGCTGCGGCCGGGCCGACGAATGGCGTTTTCGTCTGAAGCGCGATGTATTCGACGTTAGCGCTCGACATGTAGTTGTACATGCGCTGCGCGTCTTTCTGGTTGCGCGTGTGGCCTTTGCGCTCTACCTTGCCGTCGATAACGATTTCCTCGCCGATGACGCGCACTATCGGGATGTAACGCCCCGCCCACGGCTTTTCGTCGATGATCTTGTCGCCGGCGATCAGATACCAGGTGATTTGCGGCTGGCTGACCGGGCGCTTCTGCACGCTCGGATCGTTCTCGATGATCTTGCGTTCTTCCGGGTCCTCGACTTCCGACAGCATCATCGGACCGTTGATCGGATGATTGATAAGCGTGTCGGTCTTGTGCGTCTTGCGGAAATACTCACAAACGCGGATCTTGTCCTTGCCGATCCAGTCGTCGCCGGTCGAATCGTCACCGAAAACGACGCTTTGCGCGTCCTCGCCCGGATAGGTCGCCTCGAATTCGGTCTTGCTCATTTGCTCGAACACGAAGGCGAACTTCATATCCGAGCCGTCGGCCGACTCAATATCCGGGTCGGTGTAGACCGTCAGCGGGTTCTTGACGCGGCGCAGGAAGATTTCCTGATCGAACGAGCCGTCGTGAGCGTATTCACAGACGACGCGCCAATAGCCGAGGCCAGCCTGCACCGCAAACTCTGTCGCCGTGTCGTAGACGATTTCAGCGTGGCTGTTGTACTCGATATGACGAACAATGCCATCGAGAATCTTCGCAATCTCAATATCCGCATCACCGTCGACAGGGAGTGTTTTGACCGACGGCTTGTTCTGCTTCGCATCGTTGATAATCTGCAGGTTGTGCTGACGCGTCTTGTTGATCGTCAGGCACGGCCGCTGATCGCCTTCGCGCGTGTTGCGGATCGCATCGGGCCATTGCCAGCCGTTGTCGGCGTCGCCATTGGCGAACTTCAAATCTTCGACGAACTTCTTGCGAAAGTCGCTTTCGGCTTCCTCGCAGCGGGCGAACCGCTCTTTTGCCTCAGCGACAATCTTTGCGCTAGGACTTTCTTTCGGCTTTCGCGCCATTGTCAATATTCCGATGTGAACGTTTCGCCGTTCTGCTGGCAAAGCCACTCAGCGACGCGGTTAAGGTTCTCGAAAACGTATTCGCGCCCGACCGCGTCGGAGCAATACTGCATTGGCTCCGAAACGATCCAGCCGTTCTCAACTTTGCGCAGCAGATACTTGTTCATTTAACCCATCCATGCGCCTCCACCTATCACGGTGCGGCGGACTGTCGGTTTCGGTTGCGGTTTCGGAGCCTTGCCGGCGCGTCGTGCGCCCTCGCAGGCGTATCGCAGCGCGTCGATGACGTGGTTATCCTTGTCTTCGAGAATCGGCAGGATGGCGCCCGTCAGCGGGTCTTCCTTGTACTTGTAGAGCGTCAGTTCGTCGATCAGATGCTTGCACCGCGGATGCACGATGATGTCGAACGACTTCAGGAATTCGACGCCTTCCTCAAGCGATTTCGCGCCCTTGATGGCCGGCCGGATCTTCGGGAAGCCGTTCTTCTGCATGTGGCTGATCGTCTCGGGTCGCGCGGAGTCAGCCGTAATCGGCCACTTCTCAGCGTCCGGCACGCCCATGAACAGTTCCGGCAGGTTCACGATCTCGCAGCCGACCTGATACGCCTCGTAATCGACGTATAGGTTGTTGCCCTGGATGTCGCATCGGATCAGCACGGACGGGTCGACCGAGAAGCCCCAATCAGCGCCGAGCCGGTGAATCGTGCCTTCGGGCCGTTCGAATTCCTCGATGCGCCAGTTCTTGAACACGCGCGCTTCGCTGTTCTGCTGGTAGTGACCGAGCCAAACGTGCGCGTATTTATCAGGGTCGCGCCGCTTGTCGTACTCCATTTCCTCGCGCAGCTCGTCAGGGAGCCACGGATTGTTCATGTAGTTCGCTTCGACGACGACGGCGCCTGGCGGCAGTTCATCACCGCGGAGCAGTATGTCGACAGGATCAGTCGCCTTGCTCGGGTTCCAGCCAAACCACAGTTGCGAACCCGGCTTGCGGATCGTCGGACGCAGCAGCGTCAGGCTCTTGTCGCTGGCGTTCTGTGCTTCCTCGAACCATGCGCGATCGAATCCCTCGAGCGACTTGATCGACTCGGCTGTGTGGTTCTGCATGCCTTCAAAGATCGTCACGCCACCGGCCTTCGACAGAATGCGTCGGTCCTGCACGTTGAAGTAATCGCCGGCATTGAATGCGGAGATCTTCGACTCGAGCAACTTCTTCACAGAGAACTCGAGCGACTTCAGCGTTTCGCGCAGACAGACGAAATCCAGCTTTTCGCTGATGCTCTCCTCGAGCCACAGCTCGCCGAAGAAATGAGACTTGCCCGAGCCGCGGCCGCCGTGCGCTCCCTTGTAGCGTGCGGGCTGAAGCAACGGCTCGAATACTTCAGGCGTTTGTATTTGCAGGACGGACAATTACGCGCTCCACCTTTGTATATGCCGCGGGCTTGTTCGGATCGTCCTCGCCGGCCGCCGCAATGCCGTATGCCTCGCGCTCGAGCCCGACAAGCGTCTTGAGCGTGTCAGATAGCTTCTTCATGCTGTCGATGCGGCCGACGCTCGAGATCACGCGCTGATATACGTCATTGCGCTTGTCCGCGCCCTTCTCGTCATCGCTGCGCAGGAAGTCGCCGAGCTCTTGGAACAGTTCGATGCTGCCCGTCGCCACTTCCAATTCCTCGAGCAGCGCCATTGCCAGGCGTCTCGAGCGGGAAATGTCTGACCGGTGCGACAGTCGCACTCGAGCGATTGCTTCTGCATTCGCCTCGACGATCACCTTGTCGGTTTCCGCCTTCGCTTTGGAAACCTCGCTGGAAACCTCCGCTTTGGAAACCAGCGCGTCGGCCTTCGCCTTGATCTTTGCGGATAGGTCGCGCTCCCATCCGTCTTTGCTCGAGCGCTTGTTGATGGCGGTGTGTGACACGCCATGCGCGGATGCTATTTCCCGGACCGACAGCACGCCTGCCCGGTAGTCGGCTTCGATGCGCTCCCAATCCGGCGCGGTCTTTTCAGCCTGCGCCATGTGTGATCCTGTGTGTTAGGTGCGCGCTTCCGGCCCGTATGTGTTCCGGGTTCCTGCCCTGACCGGAGCGCGCGAAAGAGGGTTGCTACTTCTTGGCTTCACCGACGTCGGCCAGCTTCGCGATGATTTGCACCATCACACAGACCGGCAGGTATACCCAGTACAGAAGCCACATAACATCCGTCGCGCCGACGAGCTGAAGTATTTTGTAGAGCAGGAAATACCAAATGGGGGTAGTGACGAAAATAGACAGGATCGCGACAATTGCTTTCAATGGCTTCTCCAATAGTTGAGGGGTTGCTACGCCTGCCGCGTGTCGAGTTCCCGGCGTACCGGGCGGAGCGTCACGCTTCCATGAGCCGCGTAGCTGACGCTGTTTTCCCACCTGCGCCTGGGGATGAGTTCTAGTGCACTGCCCTGCTGCGCGCCATGATCTTCGCGGCAGCTTCGAATAGGTCCATCAGGTCGTCAGCCTCGTAACAGGCCGCGCGCTGCACGAGAAGCTCTACAGCGTCCTCGTTCATTTCCAGTGCGCCTGTCACGTACATGTGATGCATGGCGACCGCCAGCGCGTCGCATAGCGTGTCGATGTCTGCGTGCGGGTCGATTCGGCTCATGTCGCGCCCTCGAACATGTCCGGCGTGACGATGGTTCTCGCCACCTGGCCGAATCGCGAGTGATACGTGATCGCCACCGCGGCGCGCTCCGACAGCCAGCCACCACGCGCGGCGTAGGCATCGCGAGCGGCGATCGTCGGATGCTGAATTACCGTCATCCCGCTATGCTCTTTTTCCTCGACGTGGTGTCGGTGCCCTGTGTGCGCGTAACGCTTCGTTGTCGCGCCCCACACTTTCGGGAACTGAGCGGCAAAGAAGATCGGCAGCGCGTCGTTTCGCTTCATGTGACCGTGATGGAACGCGACCAACGTCTCACCGTGCTGGTGGACGTAGTACGGCAGCTCCGACTCGATCACCTTGACGCGCGGCTCTTTCTCGTAGAGCGCCTTGAACATGGCGCGGAGCCAAATGCTCGATGCCAGGTCGTGATTCCCTTCCGCCATCAGCACGACAACCTGCTCATGCCTCTCTAGCGCGAAGTCGACGATACGGCGAAGCACGCGAAGTGCCGCGCCAACAATTTTCGAGAATCGGCCGTCCTGATCCAGAATGTGACCATTCGTCGGCGTGACCGGAAGCATGCCGTCGCTGTGCAGGAAGTCTCCGAGCTGCGCGATCAAGCCTGTCTTTGCGGCTGGCGCGGAGTTGACCATCTGCTCAAACGCAGCAACAAGCATGCGCTCGGCAATTTTCACGTCCCAATCTGCGCCGCCTTCCTTGTGCCAGGCAAGCGCGCCAAGGTGGCAATCCGTCAGCGTGTAGACGTTGCACAAGTCGGCCTTCGTGTCCGCAGGCGCAGCAACCGGATCGACGCGCGGAAGCTCTTGCGCCATCGCGGCGAATGCTTCCTGCATGATTGCGGCCTGCCGGTCATTGTCGACAGCGCTCTTAACCCACTGGCCGCGCGGCTTTCCGTCGTCGCCGTAGTATGTCGAAACGC